AATTATGAATAAAGTTTCCAAAAAATCACAGACCAAGCAATCTTGCAAAACTGGTGTTATGGTTAGTGCGGACGTGATGAAAACCGTTAACTCAATATCAGGAGGTAAAACTTCCGCATACATAGCCAAACATTATCCAGCAGACATTAATATTTTTTCTTTAGTTAGAATAGATGATAAAGAATGTTTATGGATGAATGGAAAAGATGAAAAAACAAGACAATTAATTTCTGATAGAATTGGAAAAGAATTTATTGGAACTGCTGAAATGGATGATATTATTTATACAATTTTAGACTTAGAACAGTTTATTGGTTCTGAAATAAAAATAATATCAGGTAAAAGTTTTGAAGAAATAATATCAGATAGAGGTAATTATTTACCAAATAAAATGGTTAGATACTGCACAAGTGAAATGAAATTTTTTCCAATATTTAACTACTTGAAAAATTTAGAAGTTTTGCCAGTTGAAATGAGAATAGGTTACAGACCAAACGAAACAGATAGAGCTGAAAGAATGTCATTAAAAGCAGTAAACGGATTTGAGCAAGTAGAAACAATTATTGGACGTTCTAAAAACGACAAAAGGAATAAATTAGGAATGATTGATTATCGAGTAGCTAAATTTCCTTTGATTGAAGAAAATATAACTAAAGATATTATCTATAATTATTGGCAGAATAAACCAGTACGATTTGCTTATAGAAATAATTGTGTAATGTGTATAAATAGACAGCCTTTAATGATTTCTCACATGACTACAAGAGATATTAGAAAAGTTGAATGGGCAGACAGAATAGAAAAAAAGACAGGAAATACTTTTTTATCAGATGTACCAATGTCAACAATTTTAAAATATTCTATTCAAGGTAATTTATTCAATGATGATGATTTCTCGGATTGTGATTCTGGAAACTGCGAGTTATAGCATTAACCATAACGTATGGTGCTATGAGAAGTAGCGGAATAATAAAAACTAAGCTTTAAATTTATGACAGATTTTAAAAATACACCTGAACTTTTAGAAAGCACTGAACCCGCTATTTCTTATAGCACGTGTTACCCGCAGTTTTTTCTCGGAGATATTCAGATTTACAACGGTAATAACATAGATGTTTTGCAAAATTTAGGGTTGGATTTATCGAAGTGTATTTTTGTAAGCGACCCACCATTTAATATTGGCTACCATTACGATCAATATAATGACAAAATGAATGAGGACGATTACTATAATTGGTTAGCTGATATTTTCGGAACTAACAAACAAGTGATTATTCATTACCCTGAATACTTGTATAAGCATAGTTTCAATATTGGTTTATTTCCTGACAAAGTAGTGAGTTGGGTTTATAATTCAAATACTGGCAAACAGCATAGAGATATTGCGTTTTTTGGAGTGAAACCTGATTTTAGAAAAGTAGGACAAGATTATAAAAACCCAACTGATAAACGAATAGCCAAACGAATAGCTGATGGCAAAACAGCAAGACTTTATGATTGGTGGGAAATAAACCAAGTAAAAAATGTTAGTGCCGAAAAAACAGCACATCCTTGTCAAATGCCGTTGAAAGTAATGGAAAATATTATCGGAGTTTTGCCTGATGATTATATTATTATCGACCCATTTTTAGGAAGCGGAACAACAGCATTAGCTTGTCAAAAATACAACCGTAAATTTATTGGAATAGAATTAGACCCTAAATATTTTGAGATTGCAAAACAAAGGATTTTCAATTCAGCGGGGTTGTTCCAAAATTGCGGGTAACTTGTTTATTGGCGCAATAAAAGTATTACTTATAAATGGGAAAGCCTTTGAAATATACAAAAGTTAAAGTGATAAAAATTACTGAAACGCAATTCAAAACACTTGAGAAAATGCGAAATCGAAAAGTTAATGTGGCGCAATTTATTAGAGTTGCAATAGCTGAAAAAATAAAACGAGATTATGCTGATTTGCAAGTAAAAGAAGAAGAACCTAAAATACCATTTTAATATGATTTACAACATCAAACCCAATTCTCATTACTCATCAATAATTCCAAAGATAGTTTGCAAAAACTACATCAAAGGAACTATTACTTTTTTGAATGATGTCGAGTACGAAATTACTAGACAAGGCGATACTAATAAAATAATCGGTTTATCCGACAATTGGCACCATCATAAAGATAGCATTCGACTTGGTTGGAGGTACTACAAAGGCAAACGCCAAATAATGACAATTGCATACGTTAATGGCAAAAGGACTATTTCGTATTTATGTGATTTTGAGGTTGGGAAAACTTACGATTTTGAGGTTTACATAGAAAAAAATTTTTATTTTGTATTTTTCGGTGGATTAATAAATCAAAAAATTATTAAAAGACACTCAACTTGGAATTACCCAAGACTACTACTAAAACCCTATTTCGGGGGAAAAGAAACCACAAGCAAAGAATTTAAAATCAAAATTGATCTAAAATGAAAACAAAAATCATCTCAGAAATAGAAGTTTGGGAAGTAATTCCTAGTATTGGCAATTTTCTAGAAATTGACGAGTTGTAAAATCACAATTAAAAATAGGTGGTTTTATAATTATTTTTACTAGATTTGCTTTTTAATTCAACTTAATTATGATTGACAAGATTAAATTTTGCCAAGCTATTGAAGCAATGAGGTTGCAGAACGCTCACGATATTAAAAGTGGCGAATTGGTAAAAGAGGCTTTTGGAACTGATGTTTCACTACTTTACAACAACGACGAATTGTTTAAAGCAATAATAAATTTATTGTCAATTTGGTTCGACAAAAGCGAATTAGAACACTACATTTTTGATTTGAATTATGGAAAACCTAATAGCGAAAGCGAATGGCTTACTCCTGAGGAATTTTATGATAATTTAACTAAATAAATCTACCAAAATGGCTAATAAAGACGAAAATTCAAGACCAAACAAACCATTAAAGCACGGAGAAAAAAGAATTAGAAAACGTAATGGCAAAAGTCTCGACATTGGAAAAGAAACTCCGCATATAAAAAAACACGTAAAACTTACCGACTTTCAAAGAAGAGAACGTAATATAAAAATGTGTACCGCCAATAAAAGACCCATTGACCAAACCGTTCCAAAAGACCACGACGGACTTAGATTTATTGGTGTTCTGCTTAGGTATTTTTCAGTAAAGTACGATTTAAGAAAAGAAGACATTACTTTATGCTTAAATTTATACAATTCAGCTCATTTTACAGTCGAAGAATTCAATAGAGCGTCAATATTAAATAGCGGTGGATATACTGCCGTTTTTAGACGATTTCGCGAGTTGGGATATATTGTCAAAGTAAATCACACCATTCGAAGTGCTAGAAAGAATACCAAAACTAGAGTTATTCAAACTGACAGATACAGACTTTCTAAACAAATTGTTGAAAGAATAAAATTTGTTTACAAAATCGCTGAGCAAATTGATATGTTAAATGCAGAAAATTTTGATCCGTATTTAGCACATCCAGGAATAATTATTTTAGTCAACAAACTAAATCGCGAAATTAAAGACGTTCTGTCAGGAAAAAAGAAACCGGATAGAGTTATTGCAGGAAGTAAAATTGAAGAAGAAGATTAATTAATTTATATAAACAATGGGAAAAGGTAGTATTATCGCAAAACTTTCAAAAGAATCTGGGTTTTGCAAAAAAGACATCAGTCAGGTAATTAATTTGTTTATCGAAGAAGTAAACAAAGATACTTTAGAAAACGGACAATGCGTAGTAGCAGGACTTGGAACGTTTTACAGACACGACAGACCGTATAGCGAGAAGAAAAATTATCTTGCTTCTGGCGGAATGGCAATTATTAAAGAACAAACTATGATTAAATTCCGTCAACACAAGAATTTAATCGCAAAAATTAACACTAAAACTGAATAAATTATGAATGAAACAGCAGAAAAACAGTATGCTCCGCATCAACAAAGAGTAGTTGACGAAGCGAATGAATTAAGAGAAAAATTCTTGAAATTAGACGCTTTTGTTCTTGACAATGCTATTTACAAAAAATTGGAAAAAGAAGAGTAAATAGATTGTTAGCTACAAAGAACACACATGGAACAATACATGCTTGTTTTAGAAAGAAGAATTTCAAGATTTTAAAAAACCAAAAAACAACACAATAAAAAACCCGATACATTACGCATCGGGTTTTTTATTTGCAAATTTGCCAATTACAAAATCATAACTAACACAGCATAAGATATAATCTCATAACTGATTCCGTCAAATGTAACTTCGCTCATTTTGTATTTATCGTAAAGGATTTTATTTTCAATTTCAATTATCACAATTCCATCAACATTTCCAAAACACAATGTTCCA